CGCGCCGAGGCGTACTCCGGCCCGACCGTCGCCGAGCGCGACGCGGACACCACCAAGGCCATTCGCGAGGGCTTCGACACCGCAGTCGAGAAGGCCGACGCCGGCGACCAGCCGGTGACGTCCTCGGCCGTTCCCACCACGACCGGCAAGTCGGCCCGCACCGCGGACTCGACCATGCCGAAGACGGAGCGCTAACCGCGCTGCTCGTCGCATACACTGACCTCGTGCCGCCCCGCCAGGCGCACGAGGTCAGTGTCGTTTCCCAGAGGGGTAGGTGAGCCGGTGGTTGCACAGGGATACACCGATGCCGCCGGCTCCGGTGGGGGCGGCGGGGTGGCCGGCGTCGCCAGTGTCAACGGCCGCACAGGCGTCGTCACGCTGACGAAGGCCGACGTCGCCCTTGCCAACGTCGACAACACCAGCGACGCCAATAAGCCGGTGAGCACCGCGCAGGCTACCGCCGACGGACTGCGCATTGCGGGGCCGGCCAGCTCGACGGACCGCGCGCTTGTGCGCTACTCGGGCACCGGCGGTAAGACCGCGCTCGACTCCCTCGTGGTCGCGGCCGACGACGGCGCGCTCATCCTCACGCCGCTCGCGTCGAGCGCCTTCGCCGCCGGCAAACTCTTCTACGACAGCACCAATCAGTGCTTGACCTTCCTGAATAACGACTCGCAGGTCTCGATGCAAGTCGGTCAGGAGCTCTGGCTCATGGTCCGCAACGTCACCGGCTCGACCATCGCCAACGGCGCGGCGGTCTACATCGCCGGCGCCGACTCCGGTCTGCCGAGCATCGCCCTCGCCAACGGCAACGCTCTCGCGACCGCAGGCGTCGTCGGCATGGCGACCGAGGCCATAGCCACCGCCAGCACGGGCTATGTGACCCTGGCCGGCGTCGTCAACGGCCTCGACACCTCTGCGCTGACGCTCGGCTCCGCGGTCTTCGTCTCCGCGACCACCGCCGGCGCGCTGACCAGCACCTCCCCCGCCGCCCCAAACTTCCGGGCGCGGGTCGGCACCGTCGTCGCTGTCAGCTCCACCGCGGGGAAGATCGCTGTCGCGGTCACCACACCGGTCGTCGGTTTCGGCACCGCGAACCAGGTCATCGGCATGAATGCCGCCGGCACCGCGCAGGAGTACAAAACCCTCAACGGCACCGCCAGCCAGATCACCGTCTCGCAGGCGGCTAACGCCGTCACTCTGTCAATCCCGTCCGCAGCGGCACTTCCGGGCGCCCCGACCACGACCACGCCCACCGCCGGCGACAACACGACGAAGATCGCCACCACCGCCTACGTCGTCAACGCGCTGGCCTCCTACGCGGTGCTCGCCTCGCCGACCTTCACCGGCACCCCGGCGGCACCGACCGCCACCCCGGGTACGAACACGACGCAGCTCGCGACGACCGCCTTCGTCGCCGCCCTCGGCGCGCTGAAGACCGACAAGTCGACGCTGACCACCAAGGGTGATCTCTACGTCGCCACCGGCGCGAGCACGCCGGCCCGCCTGGCGGTCGGCACCGATACCTACGTGCTTACCGCCGACTCTGCGCAGGCTTCCGGCGTCAAGTGGGCGGCGCCCGCCGGCGGTGGAGGCGGCACGGTCACTACGCACGCCCGCGCCTACATCACCTCCGGCGACGTCACTCCCGGCGCGCAGGCGTCATGGACTCCGGTCACCGGCATCGTGGTCAGCCTCGCGGCGGTGGCCGGCGACAGCATCGAGGTCACGCTCTCCGGCCTGCTCAACCAGACGAGCAGCGACTTTTTCGACATCGTCGTGCTCGTTGGCGGCTCGATCGTCCGCTACGGCAGCACGGGCACGAGCTCGCCCACCGCGGCGAACGAAGGCGACCCGTCGATCTATCCCGTTTCCGGCGCGCCCATCATCCGCACGACCGCGCACTACTCCCTCACGGTCGTCTCCGGCGACCTCTCCGGCGGCACGATCACCTTCGGTCTCGCATTCCGCGGTTCCGGATCCGGCAAGGTCTTCGCGAGCACCAACTACCCGCTGCGCTGGCACGTGAGGAATGATCACCAGTGACCACCTACCTGCAGGGCAGCACCGCGCAGCTCGTCGCGACCTGGCTCAACTACCCCGGCGGCGCCGCGCAGCCGGTCACCGGCGTGACCATCGGCATCGTCCGGATCTCCAACGGCGCGGTCGCCCTCGCGACCACCGCGACCGGCGTGACCTACCCGGCCACCGGGGTCAACGCTTACAACTGGGTGATCGGCGCGCTGGCTCCGGCCGACTACCTCGTGACGTGGACCGCCACCGACGCGCAGGCCGACACCATCACCGCGACCGAGGTCGCCACCGTCGCCGCCAGCATCGACACTTACGGCGATCTCGCCACCCTCAAGGCCATGCTCGCCATCACCGACACCTCCCGTGACGCGCTGCTGCTCGCCGACCTCAAGGCGGCGAAAGAGCAGATCGACAACATGACCGGGCGTAGTTTCCTCCCCGCGGCCACCGCCACCACGCGCACCATCCGCGTGGATGGCAACGTTGATACCGATGGCAACCTGCTCGTCCCGGACATCGCCTCGACGACCGACCTGGCGGTCGAGACCGGCGTCCCGGGCGCGTACGCGTCGCTGGTCTCGACGAGCTACTACGCCGCCCCCGAGGACGCGCCGACCATCGGCGCGCCGTATTCGCTGCTGCGCTCGGCCTACCTCGCTACCCCGTGGATCTATCAGCCGTACGTACGGATCACCGCGCGGTGGGGCTGGCCAGCCACGCCGGCATCGGTGACCAAGGCCGGCCTGCTGCTCGCTTCCCGGCTCTACGCTCGCCGGCTCTCGCCCGAGGGCGTGGTCGGTTCCGTCGACTGGGGCGGCGGTCTCCGCGTGGCGCGCACCGACGCCGACGTCATGGCGCTGCTCTCGGCCTACATGCTGCCCGGGTTCGCCTGATGGACATCGACGCTCTCGCCGCCGGGGCAGGCGCCGCCGTGCTCGCGGAAATCCCCTCCGTGATGATCATGGATTCTCCGCTGACTATGCCGCAGCCTCCCGCTTTCGTCCTCTTCGATTTCACCGTCACTCCCCACAAGACGATGCGCTCCGCCTCCGAGGTCGACCTCGTGTTTCGCGTGATGGTCGGCCACCAGGATCCGAGCTCCGGCGCGAAGTACGTTCGCGGGCTGGCCGGCGATGGTCCCGGTTCCGTGTTCTACGCCCTCGAGAAACCCCACATCCTCAACCAGGGCGCGCAGACCTTCGGCGGTGCCTGCGACGACGCCATCGTCACCACCATGCGCGGTTACCGCCTATACGATTACAGCGGGACGAAGCTCATCGGCTTCGAGATCGTCATGCGCGCCATCGGCGAGAGAGCGAGCTAGGCCATGGCCAAGGACATTCTTCGCAACGTCAGGATCTTCGCGGGCGCGACCGACATCACGGGAGCCTCCAACTCGATCGAATTCGAGGGCACTGCCGAGATCAAGGACATCACGAACTTCGGTAGCGTCGACCCCGTCACCGGCCAGGTCTGGGCGGAGAAGCTACCCACCATCGAGGGCGCGAACGTCACCGTCGCCGGCTTCTGGGAGGCCGGCTCTAGCAGTTTCGTCGATGACGACCAGTGGGCGAACTTCGGCGGCACCGGTGCCTGGTCGCTGCTGCCCGGCGCGAGCACCGAAGGCTCACTCGCCTACCTGCTCAACGCGGTGCGCGCGTCCTACAAGCTGCTCGGCGAGGTCCGCGAGGTCGCGCCCTTCAACGCGCAGGCGGTCTCGACCGGAGCCTTCGCCCGCGGCTCCGTCCTGCTCGCGCCGGGCACCGCCCGCACCGCCACCGGAACCGGCGCCATCGTGCAGCTCGGCGCCGTCCCCGCGGGCCGCGCCATGCGCGCCGCGCTGCACGTCGTCTCGATCGCCGGCACGACCCCCACCTTCGCCGCCGTCCTGCAGTCCGCGGCGACCGTCGGCTTCGCCTCGCCCACCACGCGCGCCACCTTCACCACCGTCAATGGGGCCGCCGGCACGCGGTCGGCCGAATGGGTCGCCAGCACGATCGGCCCCATCACCGACGCCTACTGGCGGATCTCCTACACGATCACCGGCACGACGCCCTCGTATCTCGCCCTCGCCACCGCCGGCATCGGCTAGGCGGCGAGCGATGGCCGGCCTCATCACCGTTGATCAGCAGGCGCTCGAGTTCGTCGAGGGGGCGATCTCGCTCGAGGCTGACGGCAAGCAGCTTAAGAAGGAATTCGGGACCAACCTCAAGGCCGCGGTCGAGCCGATCCTGCCGGTAATCCGATCCGAGCTCATGACCATGGGCGGTAACATTCCCGTCGAGCCGCCGCTGCGCACCACCGTCGCCAACGCCATGAGCTCGCGCGTGCGTTACTCCGGCAACTCGCCCGGCGTCCGCGTGCAGATCTCCCGCAAGGGCATGCCCCGGGGCTTCGACGATGCCGCGCGCAAGATCAACCAGGGCGCCTGGCTTCACCCCCTGTGGGGCCGCGAAGGCACCGCGATCATGCAACTCGGCGTCTCCGATTTCTTCGACGGACCGCTGCGAGCCGGCCAGCCGGAGATGCGCGAGGCCGTCGTCGCCGCGCTCGAAGCGATGGCGCAGCGAATCGCCGACCGCGCCGGGGGCTAGCAGGTAGGATCTCCGTACGCACCGACCATGGGAGATCAGCATGCTTCGCGTTACGTACACCGGTGGCGACGCCCCGCAGAAATGGCTCTTCGACCCTGACGAGGTGGACGTCCTCGAGGCCGAGCGCATCGAGGGTGCCCTCGGCGGCGGCGCGTCGTGGGACACCTTCCTCATGGGTCTCGTCTCGCCGAGCGTGCGCCTGCGCCGCGTGCTGCTGTGGCATCTGCTCCGGCGGTCGAACCCCGGGTACGACATGCCCTTCAGCGACACCCCCAACTTCAAGATGGGCGAGTTCGTCGTCGAGCTCGGCACCAAGCAGATCGACGGGTTCATCAACGCTCTGCGTGAGAACCCCAACATCACGACGCAGCAGCGCGACCGCATGATCGCCGACTTCGAGGTGCACCGCGCCGAGGCCGCGCTCGCCGAGGCGGCTATCGACCCCGAGGCGGTCGACTTCGACCCAAAAGAGCAGCAGCTCGAGGAGCCTGGCACTCCGTCCGCGGTCGCGCCCCCGACCCCGCCGGAGACCGAGGCGGCGCCCGCGCCGACCGAGACGAATTCCTAGCCGACTTCGCCCACGTGCTGCACATGCCGCCGCACACCGTCGACGCGCTGAGCATGGGAGACTTCAGGATGTTGGTCGCCGCGCTCCGTGCCCGGCGCGAGGAGATCGACGAACAGGAGGTGCGAGACCATGGCTGACGCTTCCGTCGTCTTCAACGTCATCGGCAAGGACGCCGGCGTAACCGACACCCTCGACAAGATCAAGGGCACCTTTAAGAGCACCGGCGCCGAGGGTGCGGCGGCGATGAAAGTCGTCGATCACGAGGTCGAAAAGCTCGACGGCGACATCAAGGACGCCAAGAATTCCTTGCAGGCCCTCGCCCGCGAATTCGCCAAGGCCAGCACCGCGGCCGAGCGGCTGTCGATCTCGCGCAGCATGAAACGCCAGTCGACCGAGCTCCGGCAGCTCGTCTCCGCCCGCGACCTGCTGCCCAAAGACGAAGACACCGAGCAGGCCACGAACCACACCGCCAAAGTGGTCCAGAAGGTCTTTAAGTCCGCGGCTCCGGCGATCGGCAAGGACGCCGGCACCGACATCATGGAGCAGATCAGTCAGACCTTTAGCAAGTCCGGCGCCGCTGGCGCGACCGCCCTCATTGGCATCGCGGTCGCCGCCGCTCCCACGATCGGCTCTCTGATTGAGGCGGCCATCCTCGGCGGGGCCGGCATCGGTGGTGTGGTCGGCGGTGTCATGGTCGCCTCGAAAGACTCCCGCGTGCAGTCCGCGTGGAAGTCCCTCGCCACCACCGGCGGCGACATGTTGAAGTCGGTCGCCGAGCCTTTCGTGCCCGTCGTGCTCGACGCGATCCGCTCAATCGGCGGCGCGATTCAGGTGCTCCGGCCGATCTTCGCGACCGTCTTCAACTCGGCTTCGGGCTACCTCAAGCCGCTCGTCGACGGAGCCCTCGGCTTCGCGGTGCAGTTCGCCGCTGGGTTCTCCCTCGCGGTCAAGTCCGCCGGGCCAGTCATCGCCGTGATCGCCAACCGCCTGCCGGCCATCGGCAACGCGATCGGCAACCTGTTCGCCACCGCCGCGCAGCACGCGGACGGCGCCGCGAAGGCGATGGGGATGCTGCTCGACTTCGCCACTCTCGCGATCAACGTCTTCGCCAAGGGCGTCGACTACCTCGCCAACATCTACGACTGGGTGAGCAAGGTCGGCATGGCCCTCGGCGGCGGCGAGCTGCTGAAATGGCTCGGCCTGTGGGACGGCGTGCCCGCGGCCATCACCCCCGCCACCGGCGCGACGATGGGCTTTAAATCCGCGACCGACCAGGCGGCGGCCTCGGCGCAGAAGGAGGCCAGCGACATCACTTCGCTGGTCTCCGCGATGGATGGCCTGCGCGACGCCAACCTCTCGGTCTTCGACGCCACCACCAAGGCAAAGCAGGCCATCTCCGATTCCTCGAAAGAGATCAAGAAGAACGGCGACACTCTCAACGCCAACACCGCCGCAGGCCGAGCCAACCGTGACGCGCTTTCCGCGCAAGCGAAGGCGGCGAACGCCCTGATCGACGCGAACAACAAGGCCGGCACGAGCGCGGGCAAGGCCACGAAGGACTACAACGGCCAGCGCGCCGCGCTCATCAGGTCGGCCGAGGCCGCGGGCATGAGCACGAAGGCGGCGAACAAATTCGCTGACTCCGTGCTGCACATCCCCAACTCGAAGACCACGAACGTCAAGGCCGACACCGCCCGAGCCAAGGCCGCGATCGGCAACGTCGGCGCCGCCCTCGGGCGGATCCCCCGCACGATCATCGTGCGCATCATCGCGAAGGCGGTCGGCGTCTCCGCTGCCTCGGCGGCCATCAAGCTGGCCGGCAAGCTGGCCGGCGGCGGTCCGATGACTGCTGGGCTGCCTTATCTCGTCGGCGAGCAGGGGCCGGAGCTCGTGGTACCGGACAACCCCGGCACCGTCATCACGGCGAGCAAGACGCGCAACATGCTGGCCAAGGGCGCACCCACCGCCATGACCGGCGGCGCCCGCATGCGCAACCGCTACGTCTCCACCCGTGGTCACGAAGGCGGCGCGCGGGCGATCACGCTCGAGCTCAACGGCGAGCGCTCGGTCGTCGAGTTCGTGCGCAGACTCATCCGCGGTGCCAACCTCATCGAAGGCGCGATCTGATGGCCTTTCCGCAGACCGTCATCCCCGTGCACGTGCGGCTCTACCTCGGCGCCAACCCGTCGGCTGACCCCGGGACGTGGCCGGAACCGACGGAGATCACCTCCGACGTCCGCGTCGACCAGGGGATCCAGTTCTCCGACGGGCGGCAGAACGAGGCGGCCGAAGTCGACGCCTCCGACTGCCAGTTCTCCGTGGACAACCGGGCCGGCAAATACACCCCGACGAATCCGAACAGCCCGTACTACGGCAGGCTGCGCCGTAACACCCCCATGCGGATCTCGACCGACCTGGTGACCGACACTTTCACCAGGACGACCGCCGGAGGGTGGGGCTCGACCGCGGCGGGGGCCGGCATCCTCGCCGCGGGTCTCGCCTGGTCGCACCTGTCACCGAGCGACTACTCGACCAACGGCACGAGCGGCCTCATGCAACTCAACACCGCTGGCTCGTACGGAATCAGTTACCTGGTCGGCGCCGACGCGATCAACACGACCGGCTCGATGACGATCTCGACCCCTGTCGTCGCCACCGGCGCGAGCATCATCGCTGGGTTCATCACCCATTACAAAGACGGCTCAAACCGTCACATGGTGCAACTCGTCTTCGGGCTGTCCGGCGCGGTCTCCGTCCGCGTGCTGCGTCTCATCGACGGCGTGCAGTTCGTACAGGGCACGCTCAACCTCCCGACCGCCTATACCGCCGGGCAGGCGTGGAAGCTGCGGTGGGACGTGAACGGACCGCAGCTGCTCGCGAAGGCGTGGCCGGCGGCGACCACCGAGCCGGCAAGCTGGCAGTGCTCCGTCGTCGATGGCTCGATCCCCCTCGGGACCCGTAACGGCGTCTTCGCCATCCGCTCCACCGGCAACACTAACGGCGCGCAGACGATCACCTTCGACGACTACACTATCGAGTCGATCGATTACAGCGGGTACATCACCGAGCTCCCGACCCGTTGGGATTTGTCCGGCCGTGACTCTGTCGTGCCCATGCGCGCCGCCGGCATCCTGCGGCGCCTGCAGCAGGGGTCAACCCCGCTGAAGTCCGCGATGGTCCGGCAACTCACCGGCGTGTTCGATACTCGCGTCAAGCCGACCTCATTCTGGCCGCTCGAAGACGACGCCTCGGCCAGCGTCGCGGCCAACCTCGTGCCCGGCGGCGCTGCGATGGATGCCTTCGACATCGGCTTCGCCAACGGCGCGAGCGATCTGCCGGCGGTGCTGCAGGTGGCCCGACTCAACTCGGCCGCGTCCCGCCTGCGCGGTGTGGTCCGCAAGCGCAACGGCTCTCTCGGCTGGTCGGCGATGATCCTCGCCAAGCTGCCCGCGGGCGTCGCCACCTCGACGCTGATGTCGATCGGATCGACAGGCAACCTTACGATCAACGTGCTGGTCAACTCGACGCAGCTCACCTATCAGACGTTCAACAACAACGGCGTCCTGATCGACAGCTATCCCGGCACCAACTGGAGCATCGACCCGACGAAGTGGTTCGCCCTGCAGTTTGAGGTGGACATCGTCGGCGGCGTTGACAGCGTCGTCACCCTGATCTGGCATCAGATCGGCAGCACGACCTACTACTCCACCGCGCCTGGCGCCATCACCCCTTCGCTCGTCTCGCCCTACGCCACGAGCCTGACCATCTCCAGCAGCGCCACCCTGGCCGGCACGCTCGTGTCGAGCGCGTGGGTGGGGGACAACACGCTGCCCTTCGTCGACAACACTTTCTCTCTGGTCAGCAACGCCTACATCGGAGAGAACGCCGGCGACCGCTTCTCCCGCCTGCTGCGCGAGGAAGGCATCACCGGCGCCGCCGAGAGCGGCGCGACCGCGCTCATGGGGCCGCAGCAGGTGGACGCGGTGCTCCCGCTGCTGCGCGCCTGCGCACAGGCCGACTACGGCGTCGTCTTCGAATCCGGCTACGGACTCGCCCTGCGACCGCTGGCCCGCCGCTACTCCCGCGACGTCGTGCTCACTGCCAACGCCGCGGTGTCCGGGCAGATCAGTGACCCCCCGGAGCCGACCTACGACGATCAGAACCTTCGCAACTACTGGGTTGTCTCCCGCGAGGGCGGCGCGCAGGGCGTCACCGTTTACGACGAGACGAGCATCGCCGCCGAGGGGAAGTACGACGACGCGGTCACGCTCAACGTGCTTGACGACTCCAACCTCGTGAATCACGCGGGGTGGCGCGTACTGCTCGGCACGCTGTCGGACATGCGCTGGCCGCTGGTCAGCTTCGACCTCGCTCGCAACGCCGCGACCTTGATCCAGCAGTGGCGAGCGGTCGCGCAGACCTACGGCCAGCGGATCAACATCACCGGCACCCCCTCGCAGGTGGGCGGTCAGACGCTCGATCTGATCGTCGAGGGACGCTCGACCACGATCACGCCCTACGGTTGGGACGTCTCCGCCAACTGCTCGCCCGGCGCCCCATGGAACATTCCCGTGCTCGACGCCACCGAGGCCAGGATGGACACCGCGGGCTGCTACCTGGCCGGCTCGCTCTCCACCACCGGGGCGCTCGTCCCGGTCATCACCACCCTCGGGCCGGCGTGGTCCACCTCCGGCGCCGATTTGCCCTACGACATTGTCATCGCCGGCGAGCGCATGACCGTGACCGCGGCCACCACCGGCGCGCTCGGCGGCCTCGAGGCGGCCGACGGGACGATGGAAAGCGGCTCGTCGGGGTGGGTCGGGACCAACGGCGTCGTGACCAATACTGCGGTGCTCGCCCGCACCGGCACGAAGTCGAGCCTGCTCACCGTCACCGGCACGCCGGCCAGCGCCAACGCCCGCACCGTGACCGCGCTGCCCACCTACCCCGGCGCGTCCTACATCGTGTCGATCTGGGTGCGCACGCCGGTCGCGGCGAGCATCGGCCTGGCGGTCGAGTTCTTCGACGCCGCCGCCGGCACGCTCGGTGTGCAGGTCGGAACTCAGGCGGTCACGGCGAATACGTGGACCAACCTCGGATACATCTATACGGCGCCAGCCCTGGCGGCCACCATGAAATACGGGCCGACCATTACGACTCCGGCCAGCGGGACCCTGATCTACTTTGACGACGTGACCATCACGACCAACCCCGCCGCCGGCCTCGCGCAGCTGCTCACCGTGACGCGCAGCGTCAACGGCATCGTCAAGACGCAGGCCGGTGGACCTGCGACCGCGGTCTCCCTGTTCGCCCCGACCTACCTAGCCCTGTGAGAGGCCGACCATGAGGTATCCCGTCCTGGCGGCCGGCCAGCGGCTCACCGCACTGACGCTGCAGCAGATGACCGACGACTACACCATCAAGGCGGCCAGCACCGCCCGCGCTTCAACGGTGACCACGACCGCCGACCCCGAGCTCTCCGGCATCGCGCTACCCATCGGCACCTTCGCAGCCGAGTTCGTCGGCATCGCGACCGGCGTCGGCGGCGCCAGCGCGGGCGGCATCCAGACCGTGTGGACCTTCAGCGGCACGGCCAGCGGTCTGCGGACCACGATCGGCATGGCCTCGGCCAGTGCGACCGCCACCACGAACACCACCGTGCGCATCTCCGCGGCCAACCTGGCGAGCACGGGTCAGACGTACGGTCTCGGCTCCGCCGCCACCGCCCTGCGGGAGACGGCGATCATCACCGTCACGGTGGCCGGCAACCTGTCG